CCAAGCTGCGCAGTCGACGTCAGCGCCCACCAGCGGTTTCCTTGGTACAGCACGACGCCCAGGTAGTGCTGGGAAAGCGGGATGTTGTTGACGGAGATGTCCGCCAGGGAGAGGTTGTCGCTGTCGATGTTCTCGATGTCATAGCCGAATTCCAGGACACCCTGCGTGCTGAGCCAGAAGTCGGTCGTCGGGAGAGAATCGCCGACTGGCTTAATGGCGTCGGCGTAGTAGTGGATCAGGTCGAACGTCCTGAACTTTGTGATCGGCGGCGCATAGTTCCACGGCAGCTCTCCGTGGATCAGTTTGTACAGGAACGTGACCTGATTGGTCATGCTTCCGAAGTCCACAAAAGACTGAATGTCGAGGCCGCATTTGCCGTTGCTCCCCTTCCACCAGTCAGCGGATACACGCCAGTTCCAGTTGGCGTGATTGCTGTTGAGCGTGTTGAGCTGGCCGACGGTGGACCAGCTGAAGTACTCGACCGGCTTGTATTTCGCCCACTTGTTGATCAACCCGGCCGCCGCCGCCAGCTTGACGATGCGGTGCAGGACCTTCGTCGAGAAGATGCCGAATGCCCGCTGGAAGGTCCGGATAGAGACCGGCGCCGTGACGCGCCTTGTTGTTGCATTCCATCCCATTTTCCTGCCCTCCTATGATGATGTGGTTGTCGGTTCGTCGTTCGGTCCGCCGGACGCGATTGCGCCGTTGGCGTAGAGCATCGAGAAAACATCCTTCAGCTTGATCAGCGTCTCGCCGCTGACGGAAGTGGTGTCCTTCTCGAAGTACTGATTCTCCTCCAGCGCGGTGACGCGGGCAGTGAGCGCCGTGAGATCTGGAGAGCTGCCCCCGCCGCCTCCCTGCTCCAGCGCGGCGACGCGGCTGTCCAGCGCGGAAATCAGCGTATTCAGCGCCGTGTACGCAGAATAGAGGAGCAGCGTCTTTGTTACCCCGTTGACGGTCAGCGGGACGCTGTTGGCACCTTCCCTTCCCCACGACACGTCGGAGCCGCCGGAAGGGTCGTCGCCGCTCTCATCCTCAGGTCCCGCCGAGGCGAGGGCGCCGTTGGCGTACAGCATGTAGTAGGCATCCTTGAGCTTTACGTAGTCGTTGCTGTCCAGCTCGAAGAATGAGAGCGCCGCGATCAGGGTGCGGACCGCCGCCTCGGACATCGGAGTGTAGCCCAGGGCGGCCGTGATTTGGTCCGACGTGGGCGAGGATGATGCCGGATAACTGCTGCGACCCGTGGATCCCGTCTCCTGAATTGTCGCATCCTGAGTCACGGAGCTAACCGACTGGACCGACGCTGATGAAACCTCAACCATGTCGACCTGAAGTTCGTCGTCGGCGATGTTCCAGACAAAAGTCTCGACGAGGCAGAGCTTGCCCGTATTGAAGAACAGGAGCGGCGTCTCCGCCCATCCGGACGGGACGTTGACTGTTCCCTTCGTCCGGCGCCTGTGGGCGCCCCAGATGTCGGCATAATCAGCGCCGACGACAGCGAGGAAGCTGCCGGTGTGGTACGCCGTTTCCCAGGTATTCCAAGCGTTGCCGTCGCCGTTGGTCGGGATGTTATCAAGGAACAAGCGCTGCGACTGGGCCAGGGCGGTGTCACCGGCACCATCCGCGATAATCGACTCAATCTCTGGGAGAGCCTCACGCGCACCGTTCACGATTGACATGTCGCATCTCACTCCCTTATAGCGGAGCGTGTTAAAAAGCGCGATGTTGCTGACGACCGGCGTATTCTGAGTCGACTTGAATGTAATTGTGAGCGAGGTTATCTTCCCAATGTTACGCCGGCGGGCGAGGGAGAAAGGAAGTTCAATTTCAATGTCTCCTTCTTCCGTTTCGGCGCCGCCCAACTGGTACGAGAACCATTTGGCGGCAGTTCCCCAGCCTCCTGTATCGGTCAGGTATTCAACGTAAGACGTCTGCCCGTCCAGCGACCAGGCTGTCCGGCTGATCTGAACTTTCAGCGTTGCAATCGTCGGCTGCGTGCGCGGGGAGATATGGTCGGCCGTGAAACGAAGGATCATCGGCTCCGCGATGACGGCGGCGATGGTCTGCGCCGCTGTCGCATCTTCGGCCAGCGTTATTGCACCATCGGAGTCTGGCGTCGTTCCGGTCCAGCCGTCATCCTTCAGGATGGTGTCTTTATATACATTCTCCGCAAAGATAGCCAGCCCCCTCTTCGCTGGTTCCGCACAATGGCTGAGATAACCGACAGGCCACCAGTTATACGTGTCCATGGACCCGATCGTCGGAGCGGAGATAGAGATGGATCCGCCGGAGGATCCGCCGGTCACGTAGAACTTCGATGCCGACAGGGAGGAACCGGTCATGTGGTAAAGGTCCGCCTCGCGAAAAATGAGCCATGCGTTGCCGACTGGCGTAATCCATGCGTTGATGGTTCGAAGGATGGCGGACAGGACTTCGTAATAGGTCTTCCCGTCCAAGGTGCCCCAATCAAGGTACACGTTGTTCCAGGCGCTGTTGGCTGTCAGGGCTCCCTCGTATTTAAGGGAAGAAGCGATATAGACGTCGCGATGGAATCCGGTCCCGTCCAGCAGGTCATAGATGACTTTTGCAATGGAAGCACGGACGGGGATGGCGTCTGGCGCATCCTCGTCGTAATAGCGATGGAAGGTCGGTCCCTTCAGCTCGCCCAGGCCGTCGGTCGCCGTAAAGGTGACGTCATAGGGCGGAGCGAGGTCTGGATCGTCGTAGATCTCCGGCGCGATATACCCGTTCCAGATAAGCGTAGATCCGGCGTATAGTTCGGCCAGGTATCCAAAAGGATCCGACGTGTACAGGTCGAGGAATTCCCCTTCCACGACGCATTCGGCCGGAATGGAGAGGGACGTACCAAAGATCCGGTCACCCTTTTCGCGGCGAAGGACCGGTGTGCCGCCGATGGCCCGCTGCACGGCGGAGCCGGAGTACCCGTTCTTCTTGATAAGGATCCGGTACTCCGCGCCCGCCTGGGACTCATAGCGGAATATGAACTTCGTGCCGTAAGCCATAGCCTATGTCCTCCTATTTGACCGCATTGTTTCTTCGTTCAGTACCGCGACCAGGTCGGTGCCCTTCGCCTTGAGGTTTACGTCAAATACCATCTTCTGCATCTGCCAGTCGGAGCTTCCAGACGCCGATGGCGAAGAATAGGACGATGTGGCGACGCTCGCACTTGCACTGTATCCGCCGCCCCCGGCGAGGGCCTTAAGCCCTGACTTTATCATGGACGCCGTGGCGATGAGTGCGAGGCCGGCAGCGATAGCCGGAGCGCCCTGGAGCGAAGAGAGGGACTTATTGAAAGCCTCAACTGCCACACCCTGGGCGAGGATCAATTCGCCGGCCTTCATCGCGGACTCGGCGATAGGTGTCAGCAGGGCGGCGAAGATGCTGCCCGGGTTTATGTCCTCGATGCCAAAGATGGCATCGGTCATGGTCTCGATCGAATCAACAACGCCGGTACCGATGGCAGCGTTGAAACTGTCGTTCATCTGCTTGTTCAGCGCGTCAATGCGCTGGACTTCTGCGGCGTATGCTTCCCCGGCGGCCTGCTGCTTTGCGATCCACGCATCCATTCCGGAGATTCCGGACATGTCCGTCTGTGCGGATCCCTGGATGCCCGGACCGGAGGATATGGCGGAGTCCGTCATCAGCTGGCGGCTCTTTGCGATCGCCTCCATCGCCTTCAGACGCTCTGCCGCCTCCTTGGCGACTTCTGAATTGAGCGACGTCTGGCGCCGCAGCAGAGAGCGAATCTCGTTGCTCTCCTGGGCGGCAAGGTTGACGGCCTTCGCCCGCTGCTGGTTGACGGCGTCGACTTCTGCGGCCGATGAGCCGGCAAGGTCTTCCATCTCCTGCATCAGGCGGGCGAGTTCCTGCTCGAGCGGTATCTGGAGCGCATACTTCTGATGAATGAGATCCTGCGCCTTGGTGATTGCCGCAAGCTGCTGCGCGGCAGAGAAGGATGAGTCGCTGGCTATCTCCCGCTGCTCGGCTATCTGCTTTTCAAGCTCCGCAATCGTGACAAGGTTGTCCGACTGCTGCCGTTGGATCTCGAAGATCCGCCTCGCAATCGGCTCTGCGGCGGCTGCCGCCTCTCCAGCTTTCGAAGCCTGCTCCCGGGTAGCCTTCCACGCGGTCCCGATCGAGTTGACCAGCGCCGCCGTCGGCGCCAGGGATTTAACAGCGTCGGAGTTTTCGCCGGGAGTAACCAGGTTGACGACAAAGGAGGAGGCATTCTGCTTTAGCCGCCCCCACCATTTTTGCGTCCGGGATTCAAATTCGGCGACGGCTTTGCCCGTCTCCGAATTCATATCGTGCATCGCCTGCCGGTAGGTGTCCAGATAGGCCTGTGTCTGGAGGGCGATGTTCGCCCCCTCGACCGTATTCTTGAAGGCGGTCGCCTCGTCGTTGAGAGCCCGGAAGGCGGTGACGGCTGCACCGATGCCGATGGCAGCGATAGCTGTTCCTGCGGCTGCGGCTCCCTGGGCAATCTTGCCGAGCGCCTGCGTCCCGACGGCTCCGCTCTGCGAGAGTTTCGTTCCGAGGCCGCCCATGGCTTCGCCCAACTCAGTTATTTTGCCGAGATTGACGCCGAACATGTCGGCAATCTTGTTCAGGGCGTTTGAAGACACGGACTGGAGGGAGCGAAGTTCGTTCTTTACCTTCATCGCCCCCTTATCGAATTGCCCGTGGTCCATCCCCACGGAGACTTTCATTTTCGGATTAGACGCCATCCTTGCCTCCTGTTTTCTTATAGAATTCCAACGCAGCGGCCTTTTTTTGCTCGGCCGTCATTTCCTTCAGCCTGCGTACCTGATCAGCCGCTTGGTCGCCAGGGTCATCGTCCCAGGGCATTGGCCAGAACTTGGCGGGATCAGCAATCCTGTCCTTGGGCATCCGCTGGTGGTTGCAGATGTTCAGGGTCGCCCCCCTGACAAGCTCGCCGATGTGGCGCCGGTCCGCCTCCAGCTCCTTCCTATGAGCGTCCAGGCCCTCGAAGAATTCGCCGACCCGCATTTCGTAAAAGTCGTCCCGTCGTATTCGGAGAAGCCCGATCGCCCAGCCGCGGACCATCCCGAAGGTCAGGATAACCCGCTCAGCCGGATGCCCTATTCTTTTTTTTCCTGTTCCTCCGGGATGTCCGGCGAAGCCTGGCGGACATAGATCTCCAGGAACCGGTTGATCTCGCGAAGCGGGAGCGCATTGACATCGTCAACGGTGATGTCGCAATCGTTCCCATCCAGTCGTTCGCCTTCCTTTACCGCGCAGACGAGAAGCAGCGCCATGTCTGCCGGCGGCAGCTTTGACGCGGCGGAAAGAAATTCGATCGTGGATGTTCCCTTCTGGGCGCAGAAGGCCGCAATGGTGCTCCAGTTGAGCTCCACGCGGACCTTCCGCCCGTTTATAAACATGTAATCATTTTTCATCTCCATCACTGTTGACTGTTGGGCGCGGAAGAGACGACGGACATCGCGCCGCTGACCTTCAGGTCAATCGTGAACGTGCTGTCATCCTCTCCGGATGCCGGCGTATCCTCGGAGTAGTTCGTCATGATCGCGTTGCCAGAATAACTTGTCGCGCCGGTGCAGTTGTAGATGAATGGGATCTTTGCGTCGTTGCCCGTCTTGAGCGCCTGCTCGACCAAGTCGTCTCGCTTCAGATCGGTCGTATTCTCCGTATCCGCATCGACGATTATGAGACCGGCAACCCGGAAGGTAATGTCGTGTCCGGTCACCTTTGAGCGAGTGACGCCGTTGTCATCTTTCGTGATGCTGTCCTTGCTGAGGGCAGCGATGGTCAGCGTGTCCTGGGTTACGCCCAGGACGTTTTTACCGTTAAGTTTGAGTCGAAAGTTATAGCCTTCCATTGTATTCTTTTTTTTGGTTGATCGTATAATCAAGCCGGGAGATCCACAGGCCCTCCTGGCGCTGGTCGCTGAATGTCACGAGAGATGCGAAGAATGTGTCCCCGCGCATCTCTTCGTCGATGGCTGAACGGATGTCGTCGGAGATTTTCTTCACCTGGTCCGGATCCTTGCCGTAGACCTCGACGGACACGTCCGCCGTGAACTTATAGACGCGGTCCTTGACCATGACCGGCGAAACGTTCATGTCATAAACAGCATACGGATACTCGTCCGTTTCCGCCTCGGATAGGTAGAAGGGAACGATCGGCTCGAGCAGTTCGGCCAGGCGGATTCCAATTCTCTCTGTCATCTTTCGTAAAGCTCATCTTGAAGTTTTGCCATCTCAGCCTGGAAGGCGGAGAACCAGATCTGCTCCCAGCCGGCGATTCCGGCTTCGAAGAACTTGTCGGCCCGCTGCCCGGTCCTGTTTCTCCTTCTCTTCGCAGCCGCCGTTCTGGCGGGCTTGATCGGGCGGTCGAACTGGTGGTCAGGGTCGCGGCCTTCCAGTGTTCCGTAATTCTTCCAGTACGCCTTGAACCAGTCGTGGATCTCTCCCTTCTTGTTTTGATGGCCCTGAACTTGGTGGCGGTTGAACAGGCCGACCGTCGCCGTCAGGTCCTTCGTGGACTTGGCCCGGACGACCTTGCCGGTCACCAGCTTCGAGAAGCGCTTCGGCGTGGCGCCGCGGATCCGTTTAGCGGTCGCAGCGTTTGCCTTGCGCATTGCCTTCTTTGCGACGCTTTCGAGGTTGGCCGGAACCTTGTCCAGGAACTTGAGGACGTCGTCCATCCCTTCGAACGTTATGCGCTGGCTCATGACTCGATGGATTTAAGGGTGAGTACGCACAAAGGAGAGATGCGCCGGACCGGGTCGATGGCGGAGACACTGTACGGCACGCCGCCGATGATTACGCGCCAGCGGGTCGTCAGCTCCGGAATCTTGTAGATCGTGAGCCGGACGTACTGGCCCTCTTCGAGGTTGCCGTCGGCGATCGTCTCCGTGACGTCGCGGTCGACCTTTGCAAAGACATGGCGGAACGTCGCGAACTGATACACGGCCTGCCCTCGGTCCCCGCGTGTGATCGTGCAGGACTGGATCTCGACCAGGGTGTCAAGCTCGCCGATGTTGATCGTGTTCTCCATATCTATTCGTCAAAAGGATCGACGCCATACGTCCGGTATGGACGCAGCAGGTTCATGGACGCCTTCGGAAGCGTCTCGACGGAATCGGACGGATTGTTGAACAGGGCGGTAGCATGGAGCAGGATCGCCGCCGCGATGTCGTATGGCACCTGCATCATGCCGGCCCGGTACGCAACCCGGGCAACCCGGCCAGAGACTTCGTCCGGAAGTTCAAGCACCCCGCGCGTAAAGCTATACCC